GACAGTCGGATTCGACGCGTGGTCGGAGAAGTCGGCAGTGCCGTAGGCGCCGACATACGCGAAACCCGACGCGGAAACAACATTTCGCAGCCAATAATTCTCACGGTTGCAGACAAATTCCGGTTTTAACAACGATAGTGCCAATCTTCCCCATGAATTTCCGACATTATAACCGCCCTGGCCTCCGATTGTTGATGTACCCCATACACCATGACCGTACATCATTTCCTCTGATGGAAGCTCCACATCGCAATCGTACCATGACCATCCGGATGCAGCTCCGTTCGAAACTGCATTCGAAAGTAATTCTCTGTGTGTCACGATATGAGCGGATCCGAAGAAATTCGCGAACTTCGTCCTGCACTGTGATCTATATGTAGATCTGTACTTTGTACCGTTGTATCCGTTTTCTGTTGTATCTGTATCGTTCATGTAATGAGTCGAGCCATCTGCATGAATGAGGTTCGCATCCGGTAATACGCATGCGTTCCTCGTTTTCAGCGCAGCATCGCCCGTGTTATAGAATTTATCGAAATCCCATATCCTCCACACGATCCCCTGCGCCTGGTCATCCCAGTAGCTTCCGAGTCCGAGCTGATATCCCTCGCCGTTCTCGATATAGGACAGCTGTTCTGCAGTCACCTCCGTGCCGAGCTTCTCCATCGGTACCCGCGTCGATTGAAAATACTTCAGCGCGAGCTTCGCGAGTTGCTTATCGCTCGCACCCTTGTTCTGCTCGATCAGATCCGCGAGTGCTTTCAGCTGCTTATCCGTGATATCTGCATTGCCGTTGAAATCATCCACATTGTAGAAATCGCCCTGTGCTGGCTTCACCAGATTGTAATTCTCTGTGTACGTTGCCATTCGTTCTCTCCTTCTTGAATTTTTGTATTAAAAAAGCACCCTTTCGGATGCTCCTTCTTACGTTCTTAATCCGAGATCCTCGATCTCCTTGCCTCCTAGCATAATGTTTACATGCTTCATTGCAGCGAGATCGGAATGCCGTGAGCGTGCCACCTTCGCATTAATATCCTCGTGCCACTGGAAATCCATGCTCGTGCGCAGCTCCTCGTGCGTATACTTCGACAGCTGCGCATGCGTTAGGATCCTGAAGCGCTTGTGCTGATTATAGAGAAGCACGACCTCCAGCTCCATATCTGCCGGAATCATTTTCCGGAGAATCTCCGTCACGTTCGTGATCAGCCGCTGCCCCGTGAGCTTCACACCTACCTTCAATTTCTTTACGGACGGATCCGGTACGAACGTGAAACCATCTGTCCCACACATCGCCGTGAGCATCTCGCGCATTTTCTTTTCCGTGTACGGAAGATCCGATACGCTGTATCCTCTGATACGGTTCCGTCTGTCTTCCAGAGTGTCGAGCGGATTCACGGTTATACCGAACCGCTTCTCCCAATATTCGCACTCTGATTCGTCCATCACGTCGAAATAGTTGTTATCGTATATCTTTCCGAGATTCTTCCATGCGACTGCAAGGCTCTTGTCATAAGCGCCGGCGATCTCTTTGAACTCATCTATTTTCTTTATATGTGTTGGAAAATAATGCCCTGTATCCGGTGTTAGTGTTTTCATTGCAGACTCACCTCACTGAATGTCGGAATCTGATTCCACGCGAGTGCAAGATTCGATGTACTTCCGTTCAGCGTCGTGCCTGTGATGTCCTTGATCCCTGCAACATCCAGCACCTTCGATTCGAGACGCGAAATGTAAACCGTGACATTCTCTGTGTAATCCTGGTCCATCCACTCCTTCGCGATCGATGCAATGTACGACTTGATCGCGTTCTCGATCTCTTCCTTTGTCGATGACCATGTATATCCATCCTCGAACGTGATGTTTGTTGTGATCACGAGCGGAACTTCCTCGACAGATTCGAACGTGACCGTATGATCGATCGGCACGAACCCGTATCCCGTTCCCTTCTCAGGAGGCACGGCTGCTTCCTTGATCTGATTCAGAAGATAATCAGATATCGCGCCATTCGCAGAGGATGCGATCACAACCTTTACCGTCCCCGGACCGTTCCATACCGGATACACCTTGCACCCGCCGACACCATCGATCGCGTTTACGGTCGATTTGTATGCAGCAATGTTTCCTCCGAAGGATCCCGTCTGGAATGATTCCAGATATCTCTTATACAGCTCGTCCTTCGTTTCATCATCTTCTCCGAGTATCAATGCCTTCGTAACCGTCGCAACGTTCAAACCGTCTACATGATCGATCACGGTTAGCTCTCCTGTCAACTCATTCGCTCCGGATCCCGTCTCCTCGACGATCGCCGTGTGTACATGGTTCGCAGTATCGGTCTCCTCTGTGATCCGGTAATTATACCCTTTCAGAGAGAATCTCGTTCCGACCGGAATCGAGACATTCGCAGTCACTTCCACATAAGCATGCGTCGCTGTCTTCCGGATGATGCCTCTGTCATTACAGATCAGGATCAGATGTTCGAGATCTGCAGACTCTGCATGCGACTGGTTTATGATGTAATCCATCTGCTGATAGAGCTTCGACATCTCATAGGCCAGCGCCGACAGCGCATTGAACACGAGCGATCCTTCTGTCTTCAGGACATTTCCGCTTACTTCATCCTGCGCATCCGACAGGATGCTTTCATACGTTTTATCCTCATACATTTTCGTTTACCTCTATATCTCCGAGAGTCGTGATGCACCGAAAAGATATCGTCATGTGATCGTCCTGCTTCTCAGCTTTGAAATCTTCGAGTCCTGTGATGTATGAATTTACCATCAATGCCTCCGTGATCTCATCCTCACAATCCGCCTGCAGATATTCATCCGACAGAACGTGTCCGATGTACTGCTCCAGCCTCGTGCCATACTGCCACGAGTACAACGGATACCGGAAACGCTCGGTGTGCAGGCACTGCCATATCCACACCTTTATCGCTTCGAGTCCCTGGACGATCTTCCCGGTCATCTGTCCTGTCTTGAAATCTATCCCGTATTCCTCCGGAATCGTCAATGTGTTCGTGCTGGCTGTCGAAGCTTCCTCCGACTGCAGCATGCTGTTTATCTCATCTTCCATGAAGGAAGGAAGCAGACTTGCCATCAGCTCACCACCTTTCCCAGAACGAGGTAATAATCTTCTCCCAGCCTTACGCATGCAACCTTATCGCCTGCTGCCAGCGCAGGGAGATATGTTGTCTTGTCCTTCAGCTCACCGTCTGCCGGGCAGTGTCCTGCGACAGCTGTCGCGACCTTTGATGTCGTGCCCTGCAGAAACAGGAGATTCGCAGCAGTGAGGTTTAGATTTCCAATCTTCATGCTCTTCGGTCCGGTCATCTCCCCGGTAATGATCCCTTCAGGATTCTTCACGGCACCTTCGTTACGGAGGATATCGATCATATCAGCATCCCACATTACTTCTCCTCCTCTTCCGAAGCATCCTTCGTATCCATGATGGCATCAAACCGGAGCTTCAGACTCATTGTGTGTATACCGTTCTGCCAGGTATGCTCATCCGATTCGATGAAGTACCGACTGTTCAACCCTGTCGCTGCATCATGCAGCGGGACGAAATAATTTGCGATGCAGTTAATGTCTCCGACTGCATCGATCTTTATCTCCTGGTCCGGCAGCGTCTTCAGCTTCGTGCCTGCTGCCGTTGCAGGATCCACACCCTGCTCCTGTGTATATGTATCCTGGAATATCCCAAAACGGCTGATGGAATCCGCGTCCTGTACCTGTCCGACGATCTTGTTCTTATCGTCCAGGATCTGGATACGGTTCACCACGCTCGTGAAATTCTCTGTGATATCGGAACTGTATATCGTCGATCTGTCACTCAGCACGAAACCCTTCACGAACCACTTTGCATGATACACGGAAAATCCACGCTTATAGATCATCGCGAAGAATGTCTTGTTCAGGATCTTCTTCGCTTTCGTGTACGCTGCCATGATGATATCGTAATATGTCATGTTATTGCAGATCAGTGACTTAATGTTTACACCTGTCGGATACAGGAAGCGCACCGGCACCTGTGCATCCGCGCATACCTGCTGCGCGATTGCCTCCGGAGTGATATTCGAGAAAACGTACTGTCCCTTCGACTCCAGCAGATGCTTCATCGGATCATAAGCTGTGAATGTCAATGTTCCGATCTCGGAGCTTCTCTCGGTTCCGAAGATCATGCCGTAAAATATCTCATCCATCGACGGATAATCGTATGCCGACACGATATCTCCGGCAGCGATCCGAGGCACGGAGACATATTTGGAATTGATATACGAGA